TCTTAAAATAGCCCAAGTCACGCACGATCATTCTTTGGTGGCAGAAGCATAATACCATTAGGTGAAGATACTTCAACCTTATCTGTCTTTTGTATGCCAATACGGTCTAGAAGTTCTTTGGCGGCATTCAATCTATGTTGATTTCCTAGTTCAGAGGGCCTTTCTAGCACATTAATCATGGCTCTTGCTGCTCTTGGGGCATTCATAGCAAGATATTCCCTTGTAAGTTCAAGTACTTCGTCCTTTAAAGACCGTAAAACCTCTGAAGGGCTTGTAGTTTCACTATATCCTGCAAGTCTTTTTGCTTTGGTGTAGTCACCATCTGCTTCATCAAACAAAACTTGTAGAAATGTCTGCTGTTTTGTAGTAAGTTCTCTCACTTTCTTAAACTCCTGTCTCCAAACCACCATGCTACTGCTGTGGTAGTCAAAAACATGATCTGATTTGATAGTTCACGTACAACTGTAGGGTCTTCTTGTACACTAAAGAAGATATAACCAGAAAAACCCAACAAACCAAACGTAAGAACAGGTCGTACAAACCGTAGAATGGAAGCAATGATAGGAGTAGCTATTCCATAGGAAGCATCATGAGCATAAGAGGCCGTTTTAATGTCTGAATCTGCCTGTACCTGTACAATAGCTTGCTCACTTTCAAGCTCATCTTTTCTTGCTGTAATCTGTAACTCCTGAAGCTGTAGCTCTTGATCAAACTCCAGTTTCATTTGTTTTAATTCTTGTTTCTTTTCTAGAAACCTTCCTACCGTTCCTATAGCACTACCAATAATACCAGTAGCACCGCCACTTAATACAGAAGCAATGATTTCAAACATATAAATCTCCTACCATGTTGCAAAAAAGTCACGATTATCTACATGCAAAAAACTATTATAGTTTATTCCAAAGCCTTTAAATCCTGCAAACTTTGCTGCTTCAATTAAGTCTTCTTTATTTAGTCCATGTAAAGAAATATCAAAAGCGGTAGAAGGAGTAGCTCTTGTGGCTCTATGTTGACTTCTAGGTGCGCCACCTACCTTTACATTATGTAGGGGACATCTTGCTGCACTATTGATAATCAAAGGTGTTTGCATTATATCCCGTGTCTTTTGTAGTTTAGCTATAGCTTCCTTTTGAATAAATCTATTTCCACAACCACACTTACACATTAACTCTGTCCACAAAAAAGATACACTTGCGTATTTCATTCTTTATCCACAGAGTTAATTTCACGCCTGTTAAGTTTATATCTCTGATAAAGTACTACAAGAGATAAGACACCTACGAGCGCAGCAATGATCATATTTAAATCACCACCTATAATAAAATTCCAAATAGAAGTAAACAATCCTCCTCCTACACTTAAATCATCTATTGTCTCTGGTTTTAGGGTCATGGTACTAAATAACTGCGTCGTCTTTTAGACGATCCGTATCATACTTAAACATATCTAAAACAGGCTTAGATGTAGCTTTCCTTAATTCGGCGGCTTGTAGCATGTCTTGAGGTTCCACTCCAGTATTTTCACGTTGTCCAAATAGCATAGTTACATTTATTCTTTTGTTATCAAAACCGGGAAGAAAATTTACATCTGCCGTTTTGTGAAACAAATTGGAATCGAACATAACACACCGATTATATTTATAAGGTATATATACCGCATTAGAATTTTTTTCTTCTAGAAACTTTATTACTTCATTCTTATCGTCACCATTGTAACGAGTAAAGTCCCAGTCAGGAGGAGCACCAGTATCCCAAATCCACATGCCCCCTGTCTTACCTACATCTCTTTCTTCGTCATAATCTTTATTAGCTTCAGTAGGCGTAATCCAAAAATTTACATTGACAGCAGCAAAGTCTGCATGTATATCAATGCCGGGACATTTGGACTCATACTTAAATGCCCACATCTGGGATAGATTTCTTTTATTCACATCATCAAATATCTTTGGTAAATGCTGAACCATTTCTAAAGATAATGTAGATAATGTTTGAGGAGAAAAACCATTCTCTCTGAATGCACCTAAGTATCCTCTACCGTATATGGTATTCCAAAAGGGAAATTCCAAGCAATACTTTTTAAGCTTTTGTAGGGCTTCCAAATTCATGAAGTCATCTATGACTACGATGTTTGGATTTGTCTTATAATAATTTTTTTCTATTTCCTCAAAAGGTAATTTTAAATTAAGAGCACCCTCTGGATGATCATGGTGAGGAAGAATTAACCTGCCGGTATTTAATAACCACAGAAGCTGTCCTATGTCATGGGCTTCTTTCATGTGAAGCATATGTTCTTTAAACGGCTGGTCGTTAGAATTATCTAAAGGACTATACTCTTTTTGTTTTTTATTCTTTACCTTATCTTTAGATTTACGCTGCTTGCGATTCATAAGTTATCCCTTTTTGCGAGTTCTCCTAGCGGGGGATTTCTTTTTAACTTTCTTAACTGGGCCTACAGCAATCATTACACCTATGCCGCCTTTACCTTTAGGCTTACTTTTTTTATCTTCTATGTATGTTCCGCCGTGCATTTTGGCAGCTTTTTTTGCGTCCTTCATACCCTTTTCAGTATAGGGCCATTTTACTGTAGGCATTATTATATCTCCTATTTAAATAATTTCATTTCTTTTACACTACCACCTGCAGCATACGCATGTTTCTTACCTTTATGTGAACCGCCATGCATCATTTGTGGACGTTTAATCATACCTCCTTTATTCTTAATATATTTTCTTGTATCTCTATGTTTAAATGTATCACGACCTTGTTCATTTTTTCCCATATACATGTAGTCATTTGCTGTTTTTTCAGTTAATCGTCCTTCTTTTATTGCTTTATTAAATGCATTTATAGATTCATTACGCATATTTTGTTCTGAACTACTTTTTCTTTTAGGTGGTTTTCTCATAGTTCTTCGTCTTGGTACTTTGAGAACTTCTACATTTGTAGATGTAGGAGTTGGTTCTATTTTTGGTCCAGCTTTTTTTATTACATCTGTAATATCTCCTGATTCTGCTTCAAGTGTTCCTACAGATTCTTCACGAGCCTTTTCAAATATGGGTCTATCCTCAATAGCTTTATTAATTTTACCAATATCTTTTCCGGTTACGACACTTTCTGGCTTTTTTCTTTCTCTAAGAATCAGTGTACGAAGTTTCTTTAGTTCTGATAAATCAAAACTAGCAGATAAATCTTCAACAGATAATTTATGAAAGAATTTCAATGCTGCTGTTATTGCTGTAGCTTTTGCCATTATACTTTCCTCTTTTTAAAATTTTTAAGTTCATTAACTTTGCCCCCGGCAGAGTAATTATGTTTCTTGCCTTTATAGGCACCGCCCTTTTGCATAGACGGTCTTTTTACAGAACCGCCTTTTTTAAATGGTTCATCCTCATAACCATAAGGCTTTCTAGGTTTAGGTGATTTAGTTGGTTTAACTTTAGTACGTTCAGCCCATGCTATTGCTGCCCTATTTCTAAGATTATCAGATACTTGAGGGGGTAGTCTTGTTCCAATACCTTCATATTTATCTTTTGCAAATTTTAATATACTATTAGTATATTCCTCTAATGATTTCATTTTTGAAATATCAACTGCGCTAGAAAATCTAGGCCATCTCCCTGCCTCTCTCATCTTATCGTCCCCAGATAATTTTGGTTTACCTCTTTGTTTTAAAAGACCAACAATATCTTCTCTAGCAATTTTATTAAAAGATTTTAATGCTGCTGTGGTCGCCGCCGCCTTCGCTTCTTCTGTAGGTTTTTTAGTTTCTTTAAAGCGTTTAGTTGTTGCAGTATACGGAGTTTTACCCGCTGACAATTTTTGCCAGTATTCTTTTCCTCTTTTTATGACCTCTCGTAATTCAGCATCAGAAAAATCTTCATCTACTGCTTGTCGTTTAAGGTCTGCCACAAAATCCTTTCTTTTGATAGGATTTTTTCTAAATGCTGTTATAGCAGCCGATCCAGTTTTTCCATCAAAAAGAAAATCACCAGAGCCTATATCTAAAACTGGTCTTGGTACTCTTGGTAGTTCTGTAACTCTGGCAGGTTTTTTAGGTAATGGTTTTCCTGAAGATTTTATTTTTCTAATATCTTCTAACTTCTTTATATCTGCTGGTGAGGCATCAAGCTTTTTTGCACTATTAATTAAACTATTTAGTTTCTTTACTGTTACACTAATAGCCGCCTCTGCGATAGGTAAGCTTAATAGCTCTTCAATAGCCGCTGCTATCCATTTTATTTTACTCATAATATTTACACCTTTTAAAAATTAAGCTTATTGACTTTGCCACCTGCAGAATAGGAATGTTTCTTACCTTTATAGGAACCACCCTTTTGCATAGTAGGCTTCTTAGGTGGTTTCAATCGAGGAAGCGGCTTTTGTCCTCTTGCTTTACGAGCTATATTTTCTTTCTGTCGTTTCCGAAATGCATCAATTTCTGATTGTGATAAAGATTTAGGTGGAGGTATTTTCCAGGTAGCAGTTTTATCTGGATCATG